AAAAAAAGCCGCCGTTGGCGGTAAAAAAAGTCCGGCTGGCGCCGGTACAAAAACAGCTGCTTTGAAGGGGCCCCTCCCCTGCCCTCCTAAAGCCCCTCACCGACCCTCCTAAAGCCCCTCCCCAGCCCTCCCCAAGGGAGGGCACTGAAAAAGTCCCCCATCCCCTGCAAATAGCTGGATAATAGATGGGTAAATAGTTGCATATGTCAATATTTTTTCGTATCTTTACATAAAATAAAGGCATATGTTACAGCAGCAAAAGCAAATAAAATTCAGCAATTATTCGGAGTTGTATGACCTGTTAGTCCCGCAGGACCATCTTCTGCGTTCAATTACTGAACTCGTGGATTTCAGTTTCGTCTATGACGAGCTCAAGGACAAGTATTGTTCCTACAACGGCCGTATGGCAGAGGACCCGATACGCATGTTCAAGTATCTCCTCCTGAAGACCATCTACAGTATCTCGGATGTGGATGTGGTAAAGCGCACGTTGACCGACCTTTCATTCAAGTATTTCCTCGGCCTATGCCCCGAGGAGACGAACCTGATAGACCCGAGCCTGCTGTCGAAGTTCCGCAGGCAGCGGCTGAAGGATACGAAGATAATGGACATGCTGATCAAGAAGACCGTATGCGTCGCGCTGGAGAAGGGCATCATACAGTCGAAGCGCTTCTTCGTAGATGCCACCCATTCGCTGTCAAGGTCAAATTCTGTCAACGCCACCGACTATCTGACATACCAGATGGAACAGACCACACGGATTGTACACTCCATCAATGAAAGTTTCAAGCTGCCTGAATTGCCTGACTTGCACGGATTGTCCGAAAAGAAGAAGTTCCCGGTGGTACTGTCCACGGCGGTCGACTATGTGGCCGCCGTCGAGGCTGCCCCTCCGCTGGTCGCCATGCCGGCCGTGTCGGAGCGTCTGAACCTGCTCAAGGAGATCATCGCCGACGCCAAAATCCGGTACGTAACATCCAAGGATCCCGACGCCCGTATCGGGCACAAGACCAAGTCGCGCAGCTTCTTCGGCTACAAGACCCATCTGGTCATGAGCGAAGAGCGTATCATCGTGGCGGCAGATGTCACCTCCGGCGAGGCTGATGACGGAAAGATGCTGGAACGGCTCGTCGAGAAGACCGAGGAAAACGGAGTTGAGATAGACACCATCATCGGCGACACAGCCTACTCGTCAAAGGCAAATCTGGATATGATAAATGATAAAAACGAAAATGAAAACAAGGATATAAAACTCTGTTCACCACTCAACCCAGTCATCAGCAACGGTACAAGGAAGGGCGCTACCTTCGACTATAACAAGGATGCCGGAATGTTCGTCTGTCCGGCCGGACACATGGCCGTTTCCAGGTCAAAACCGCAGCAGAAGACCAATGTCCCAGGAAAATACCATAACCCCGTTATCGTCTTCAGTTTCGATGTGGAGAGGTGCAAGGTCTGTCCGCTAAGGGAAGGGTGCTACAAACCGGGAGCCAAGAAGAAGACCTATAGCGTCAGGGTGTTGGCAAATACGCATAAGAAGCAGATGGAATACGAGAAGACCAGCGAGTTTGTTTACCTGCAACGTAAGCGGTACATGATAGAAGCCAAAAACGCAGAGCTAAAGAATGTCTTCGGGTACGACAGAGCCATGTCGTACGGACTCGCCAGTATGGAACTGCAGGGCGCAATGGCCATTTTTGCCGCAAATCTGAAGCGAATTATCAGAATAATGTAAGAAAAACGTAGGGAAACCTACATATCAGCCAAAACGTCCCCGAGAAAGCCGTTTGGAAGCGTTCCAAGCCCTTCTCGGGGACGATTTTTGCTTTTTACTCTCACCACACATCGTAGCCAGAACGCCTCGTAAACGCCCGATAATGACGCCTGACCACGCCGATAAAATGGAAATAACGGTGGTTTTTCAGTGCCCTCAAAAGGCAAGAAAAGCAAGAAAATACTCGACTCCAGAGAAGATATCCAATCCTGCACCTTCCTAATAGCGTCATTGCCATCAACATCAGCATAATAATCGGTATTCTTTTCAAGATATTCCCTTATCATGCGACGTTTTAACATGTCCTTCTTCAGCCAATTGCCATTAATATTCTCCAATTCGGGCGCAATAGCCTCTTCCGCCTGTTGCTTCAACTGATTGCGATGCTCTTCTATTTTGCCAAGCATCTTATGTCGTTTCACATACAACATCGCATAACAAACAGCACTAATGCCAACAGCACCTACCAACCATCTCCAATCGATGTAATCGGAGCCTCTAAAGTAACACACCCAGACTATGAGAACAAAGCAAGCCCAGGGCAAGACTATTCTAATAATTTTCTGCATATTGTTCATTGCTTTTATTATAGTTATTATCTGGTTGCAAAGATAGCCTTTTGTTTTGTAATGGTAATGAGCACGAAGGTATGCTTGTATGAAATGGTGATGTTAGTGTATAAAACGACATAAACGAGTGTCCCACAACATAAGGCGGAATTCTGTTTACAATCAAAACCATAAAAGAAGCCTGCCCGCTCAGAGCATAAAAAAAGAGTTCAACGATGTTGCTCATTGAACTCTTTGCGGAGAGAGAGGCACTAAAACCCGCAATCCTTTCTGATGTCAGAAAATGCCAAAAACCTAACACACAGGGTTTTTCATTTTTATCGTGGTGTTTTATAATGCCACACAATGCCATTTTACCCCTTTTAATTCGTGTACATTTTCGTGTACGCCGTTTTTCTTTACTTATTTTCGTGTACACCGGACTTTATAATTTGTTGAAGCGTTCCATCGCTTTTGCTTTCAATTCGTCAACAATTGCCATATAAGGTTTCATTGCTTTCATGTCTGAATGCCCCGTCCATTTCATAATCACTTCGGATGGGATGCCAAGTTGTAACGCCGTGACTACAAAAGTACGCCGACCGCAATGTGTTGTAAGCAAGGCCCATTTGGGAAATACTTGTTCGTGTCGTTCGTGTCCTTGAAAGTACACGATTCGTGTCGGTTCGTCAATTCCGCAAACTTGCCCCATGACTTTCAATTGTGCGTTCATCTTGACGTTGGAGATTACAGGCAACGCCAAATCGCCTTTGATGTTGTCATTCTTGTATTTGTCAAGGATGGCTTGTGCGTGGTCGTTGAGTTCGATGCGCAATCCGTCATGCGTCTTTTGTGTTACCACATCAAAGAACCCATCCTTGATGTCGGTGCGTTTCAGCTTGGCAACGTCCGAATATCGCAATCCGGTGAAGCAGCAGAACAAGAACACATCGCGCACACGCGCAAGGCTTTGTTGTGTCGCGGCAAATTCCCATGATTCAAGGCGTGATATTTCGTCACGGGTTAAATATATGATTTCCTTGTTCCCGTCAACGCCTTTCATCTTTGGTTTGAATGTTTCATGCAAGTTGCCTTGATAATATCCTTTTTGATGCGCCCAGCGCAAAAACCACCGGAAGAACGCAAGATTCTTGGCAATGGTCGTGTTGCGCATATCCTTTCGCAAAAGCGCGTCAACATACCCTTGCATCTTTTGTTCGGTCAACGATGGAAACGACAACTTTGCATCATACGTTGCAATGTGATGCCGGAGGGCGGCAAACTTTTCAAACGTCCCGTCCGTCCATTGGTTTTTCTTGCCCATTTCGCGCGTGAACATATCGAACACCTTGAAGAAATTTTCATCCGGTGATGGCAATGTGTCGTTCAATTGCGTTTTGCGCCCGACCATATCATTGAACAAGTCTTTGATTTCGCCCGGTGTCGGCACGCGCTTTTCAATGAGTTCGTAACGCGCAAAGATTTCGTTACAAACGGATGTCCATTCGTCAATGGTTCGGTTGATGTCATCGCACACCGGACACGATGGCAACGCGCGCATGGTGTCGGCGTTCCAATCGGCTGCATCAATGTTTTGACGCAACGGAAAATCCAATGGACGTTCGCCATGCAACGTGACGCGCATCCGGATGGCAAGATTTGTCGTTTGCCCGGCGGCGCGCTTGTGCAACAAGAACTTTATTCCTTTTTTGATGTGCATTTTGATGAATCTTTTTTTGTTAGCATATCACCAACACCCAGCAGCAGCCACGCCGGATTCACGCCGCCATCCTTGCAGATTGCCGAAAGTGCGTCCAAATCAATGACCCGGTACGTCATCGCGTCCGTTCCCATTGTATTGCGCAACAACGAATATTTTGTGCGGTTGAAATTGTGGTCGCGGCAAAAGCCTTTCAACCCGGTAATCTTGCCGGATTGAATCGCCAATTCAAGGGCTTGGAAAAAGCGCGCTTGGATTGCGTTTGCTTGTGGGTTGATGTATTTTTTCATTTGCTTGTTCGCTTGACTTTTATTATTTGATTCTGATTCGCGGTTTTACCCATTATATATAAGGTGGCGTTTTCGTTTACGGCAAAGTCAAATTTGATGGTCAAATCCCATCCGCGCGGTTCTTTGATTTCCGCCGTGCGTGTTCCGGGATTGTACGTCCATTTCCCTTGTGTCAATATCTCCTTTTCCCCGTCCTTGATTTGATATTTCGTGAACGCGTCCGGGCGTGCAAATTCATAAACGCAACCCGTGCCGGATATGTCCACAAAGTAACCATCGGAACATTTATAAGCATATTCCGTCCATGTGCCGGATATGTCCGACAATACAACTTGCGGTTCGTCATCGCCATCATCGTTCAAGGATGATGAACAAGAACAAGCCAAGTTCACCAGCATCAAGGCGAACGCCAACCATGTATATTTCACCTTTCGCATAATGCCATTTTCTTTTTGTAGTTATCAACCATTTGCGTGAACAATGCTTTGTCCACATCCGTTTCCGTTTCGCCTTTCAGCGAAGCCAATTCCAACGCATCAAATATTGAAGTTGGCATAACGGAATAATATGAAGGAATGCCGTAATATTCGGCGACATTGATTTTTATTTTATCCATATTTTCGATTTTTTGCCCGAAAGGAGCGTCTTTTTTTTCTTTTATTTATTTTCTTTTTCTAATGGGGGTGAAGGGGGAAATCTTTTTCTTTGTTTGTTTTCTTTTCTTTGTGTATGCATCTGCATTGCATTTGCATTGCAAATGCATCATCCTTATATAACAAGGTGTAATTTGCAAATCCACTTCCCCATATTTGCCCCTATTTAAGCGACATACACATCAACACCCGATAAACCCCGAAAACGTGTTCAAGACACACTTCGTATGACGGGTAATCCGGATTGATGGAAACGCAAAGAACCTTGTCGGGATTGCTTGTCGGCATCAATTTCTTGATGATTGAACCGTTGACCGTATCAAGCACGAACACCTTTCCCCAATCAATGAAGGCACGTTCATTGATTTTCTTGATGAGTATTTGACACCCCGAAGGATATTCCGGCGACATGGAATCCCCGGAAACCGTCATTGCGTAATCAACGCCCTTGATTGGCGAAATGACCTTTTCACAATCGTATTCCATGACGGACATTGTGAAATCGTTCAATGTGCCGCCTTGTGCCGATATTGGAATCAATGGCACAATCCTTGGCGCATCATCCGATTGGTCGGCAGCTTCGCCACCACCAAAGTATTGCACATCCTTTAGTTGTTCATCCGGGAGTAATGCACAAATTTTTGTGTAGTAGGCTTGTGATATGCCGCCGTTCTTTTCCCAATTTTGTACGGTTCTCCAATGAACACCTATCTTTTTTGCCAATTCCTTTTGGGAAATGCCAATTTTCTTTCTTATACTTAAAACGTCTAAATCGTTCATAATCAGAGTGTTCTAAATTTTACACAATATTTAACACAACAGGAGACACAATTTCTTGTGTTTTCTATTGCAATACACAATAAAATGTGTATCTTTGCATCCGTAAAGGAACACGATACAAAGATAAATAAATAATTAACTTGCAAAAATAGCAAAAAATACTCAATTTGAAGAACGACATGGAAGAATTTAAGGAAATTAAAGGATATGAGGGCTTATATATAGCATCAACATACGGTTTTATATATAAAATCCGTAATGGGAAGCCATATAAGCGCATCGGCATTCCAAGAACAGATGGTGGGCATAATTACACAATAACTAAGTTGTTTGATAAGAACAAAGTTCGTAAGGATGTTTGTGTACACCGTATTATTGCCGAAACATTTTTGCCAAATCCGAATAATTATCCATGCGTGAATCATATTGATGGAAATAAGCACAACAACCGTGTTGATAATCTTGAATGGGTTACATATTCTGATAACACAAAGAAAGCGTATGAAATTGGTGCTTACGATGGATGCAAAGTGATTCCGGGGCATGAACAATTTTCATTCTTGCTTGGATGGTCACAAGTTCGCCTATCCGATTTGCAAGAGGTAAAGGATGAAATTCTTACATCCTTGAACCTCAAACAAAAAGTTTCATGGTATCAACGCTTATACGGAAACATAGAACCAAAAATAACGGAGTATTGGAAGATTGAAGAAATATTTCATAAACATGGAATAACCCAAATTTGGGGAGTTCCGCAAAACTAAAATTATATGAGTAAAGAACAATTTTCATTCAACAAAGGATGGTTGCAGTTACGCCAAGGCGATATTGCAGCGTGCCGCAAAGAATTGATGGTCGTGTTCAACGTAACAACACGCGCCGCGTTCTTGCAGCGATTGAAAGGCAACGTCATCCCGAATGTGCTTGAAGCGCACAACGTGGAAAAGGTGTTTGGGGGGCTTAATATGGAAAAAGAAAAATTATACCCGGAAGAAGAAATGATGATTGAGCAAGAAGCGTACAAATCATTTCTTGATGTTGCAGAATACGGAAAAATAGGTATTGACCATTTCAAAAAAGTATTCGATGAACTTGCAAAACGATTGGAAGATTATGAAAAAGAATAGTGGCGTTATAGGAGTACAAAAACGCTTTCTTTCAAGAAAAGAAGCCGTTGAATACTTGGGTGTTTCTTCAAGTATGATGAACCGCCTTTGCTTTAATCGCAAGGTAAAATATTACCGTCCAAACGGCAAAGACACCTATTTTGCCATTGAAGATTTGGACGCTTATATAATGAGCGGTGAAGTGATAGAAGTGTGTGAAAACCCGGTACATGGTGAAAGGTTTAATCAAGGAAAGAAACAATGAATGAATTTGCAGAATTGACCAAACGCGAATCCGAAATTGCGGAATTGTTCGCATGGGGCGCAAGCAAAAAGGACATTGCAAATCGCCTTTTTATTTCGGAACGTACCGTTGAAAACCATGCCCGGAACATATATGTGAAAATCGGGTGTCAAAAGGTCAATGAATTATCCGCGTGGTGGTTTTGTACGAAGTTCCACATATCATTCGATTTGTCGCCATTGAAACGCAAGTTATTAACATGGTTGATGCTTGCCATTATGATGCCAACAATCATCAACCACGATAATGTGGTAATGCGTTTCCGGACGCAAAGCAGAACAACCCGTGTACAACGTTCACGCCGTAAATCGGAAGATGGAACGGCAAGTTTTCAAATCATCTAAAATTCGCAACAATGGAAAAATTCATTTCAGTATTTCAAATCATCACCGCGATATTCATTTTCCTTTTCGCGGTTGGTACAACAATCCGTTGCATCGTCAATGGAAGCGATGTTTTTTACATCATCATGTTCACGTTGATGGCGTTGGTTGGTCGTTCAATGTTACGTTACACGATTGCAGAATATAAGGAGTTGAAGCATGGAAATAACAAATAACACCCGCATCATTGATTTGACCGTTGGGCAACTGATGGAATTGTTTGCCAAGGCACAAGCCCCGGCGGTTGAAAAAGCCCCGGAGCAAACGAAACGCCTTGTGTATGGAATTTCCGGGATTGCACAATTGTTCAATTGCAGCATGACAACGGCAAACCGCATCAAGGCATCCGGGCGCATTGATGATGCAATCACACAACATGGGCGTATCATCGTGGTGGATGCCGACAAAGCATTGGTTCTATTTAATAACAAATAAAATTCGCAACAATGAAACAAGTAATTTTGAAGTCCTTGACCCTTTGCAATTTCAAGGGTGAACAGGCAAGAACAACGAATTTCAATCCGGATGTTACAACCATTTCCGGCGGCAACGGATTGGGAAAATCACGCCATTTCGATGCGTTCATTTGGTTGCTATTCGGCAAGGATGCACGCGACCGAAAGGATTATGAAATCAAAACCCGCGTGAATGGTGAAGAATTGCACAAATGCGAGTGCAGCGTTACGGGCGTGGTTGATGTGGATGGTGAAACAATCACATTGAAGCGTTCATTCGTGGAAGATTGGGTGAAGCCACGCGGACAAGTTGAACAGGTTTACAAGGGCAATCACACGGAATGTTGGTGGAACGAAACCCCGGTGAACGTGTCTGAATACGACAAACGCATTCAATCAATCGTTGATTCATCGGTGTTCAAAATGATTACCAACCCGGCGTTTTTCGTTGGCATGAAATGGCAATTGCAGCGCGAACAGTTGTTCCAACTCGCGGGCGTTGTTACTGATGCTGAAATCGCGGCGGGCAACCCACAATTCGCCAAGTTGCTTGATGTCATTTCCGGCAAATCACTTGCCGACCATAAAAAGGAATTGGCGGCACGCAAAAAGCGGTTGTCGGAAGAATTGAAGCAAATTCAACCACGCATTGACCAAACCCAAAAGGTGAAGCCCGAACCGGAAGATTTCGCCGCCATTGAAGCGCAAATTGCGGACATTGACAAGCAGATTGCCGAAATTGATGCACAAATTTCCGATATAAACACCGCCATTCGCAAGCAATACGAAGCGGAACAGGTAAGGCAAAACCGCGTGAATAGCCTTACCCAACAGGCACAACAAATCGTGTTCGATGCAAAATCATTGGCGCAAGAAGCGGCATTCACCGCCAATGCAAAACGCCGCGAACATGTGAATACCATCCATGTGTTGCAAAGTGATTTGGATGCCAAGCGTGGCGAAGTGCAAAATGCACAATTGGACATCGCACGCATCAACCGCGACATCGAAAAGGCACGCGAAAAGCAATCCACGTTGCGCGATGAATGGTTTGCCGAAAACGGCAAGGAATATGCCGGGGAAACAACGTGTCCGCATTGCGGGCAAGCCTTGCCGGATGATATGATTGCAAAAGCAAAGCAATTGTTTGACGATGCCAAGGTTGCTAAATGTGCCGAAATTACCAATAAGGGCAAGGAACTTGGCGCGATAATCGCCGGATATGAAAATGATGTTGCCGCCCACAAAGAAGCCATCAACATTGCCAAATCAAGCATCGAACAGTTGAACGCCGACATCAAGGCTTTGCAAACCGAACTTGACGCAATGCCCGAAAAGGCGGCATCCACCATCAACCCCGAAGAAATCCCGGCATGGGTGGAATTGCAAAAGCAGATTGCCGACATCAAGGCGACCATTTCAACCGACAACACGGGCGTTGATACAAGCGCGTTGCAAACCGCCAAGGCTGATTTGAACAGGCAACGCAACGAATTGTCCACACGCCTTGCAAAGCGTGGCGCAATCAAGCGTTGCGATGATGAAATAACCAACCTTGAAGCACGTGGCAAAGAGTTGTCGCAAGCCATCGCCGACATTGAACGCGATGAATACACGGTTGAACAATTCACCCGCGCCAAGATTGACGAATGCGAAAAGCGCATCAACGCCAAGTTCAAGTTCGTAACATTCCGGTTGTTCGATTACACCTTGGATGGCAACCCGGTTGAAACGTGCATCCCGTTGTGTGATGGCGTGCCGTATGGCAGCGCGAACACCGCAAGCCAAGTGAATGCCGGATTGGACATCATCAACGCCTTATGTGGTTATTACGGCATTTGCGCGCCAATCTTCATTGACAACCGCGAATCGGTAAACAACATCATTCCCGTACAAAGTCAAATTATTAACCTTGTCGTAACCAACGACAACAAACTTACAATACAATGAACGAATTACAAAAAACCAATGGTGGCGCAATGATGCAGACCACCACAACAACAAGCCCGGCTTTCAATTTCTTTGACCCGGTGCAGTTTGACACCATGCAACGTGTGTGCAGTTTCTTTGCATCGTCCGACCTTGTGCCGGACAATTACAAGGCGCAATTGAAGCCATTGCCCGCCGGGGCTGATGAAAACACCATCGCCGCAATCAAGGCGGAAAACACCGCAATCAAAACAAAGGCAATTGCCAATTGCATGATTGCCGTTGAAGTGGCATCGCGCATCGGCGCAAGCCCATTGATGGTGATGCAAAACATGGCGGTGATTTATGGTCGCCCGTCTTGGTCGTCCAAGTTCTTGATTGCAACCGTCAATTCGTGCGGTCGCTTTGAACCGCTTCAATTCCGGTTTACCGACAAGGGCGCGTTGGGCATGGTGGATTACACGGATTACACATATAACCCGCAAACACGCCGAAAGGAAGCCATAACAAAACAATTCGATGGCAAGAAGATTCACGACATCGAATGTGTGGCATTCACCACAAAGCGCGGTTCGGAGGGCGTTTTGGAATCATCCCCGGTGTCGGTTCGCCTTGCCGTTCAAGAGGGTTGGTACACCAAGAACGGAAGCAAGTGGCAAACAATGACAAAGCAAATGTTGATGTACCGCGCCGCGTCAATGTGGACAAACGCTTATGCCCCGGAACTTTCGATGGGTATGCGTACCGTTGAGGAACAACAGGACATTTACACCGAATATGAGGATGTAACCGCCGAAGTTGCCGCCGAAAAGGAAAACAACGCAAACAAGAAGCGCATTTCCCTTGACATGGGCAACGGCAAAACACAACTTGTGGACACGGAAACGGGCGAAATTCAGCCCGAAAAAACCGCGGCAAAGGAAACGCCCGACAACGCGCCGAAAGCCTCGGAAAACGCAAATAACATCCCAAATCCGGGATTCTAACAATTAAACCGAAAGGCAAATGGAATTGAAAGTATTGGGTTCAAGCAGCAAGGGCAATTGTTACTTGCTTGACAACGGCAATGAAGCATTGATGATTGAATGCGGCATCGCGTTCAAGAATGTGCAAAAGGCGGTGGATTTTGACATCAACCGCATTGCCGGGTGCATCATTTCGCACGAACATGGCGACCATGCCAAGCATGTGGGAAAATGCCTTGATGCGCGAATCCCGTGTTATATGTCCGCCGGGACACGAAACGCCCTTGGGTTGGCATCGCATCCGTTGGCACACGCGATGGATGAACAGGTGTTGAACGTTATCGGCAATTTCGGTGTGATGCCGTTTGCCACCGAACACGATGCCGCCCAACCTTTCGGTTTTTTGATTTGCCACAAGGAAACGGGAACGGTTCTTTTTGCAACCGACACGTATTATTCGCAATACACGTTCGATGGGTTGAACAATATCATGATTGAATGCAATTACCGCCAAGACATCTTGGATGCCAACGTGGAAGCCGGAATGATACCCGCAAAGTTGCGGGCGCGTACAATGAAAAGCCATTGCAGCCTTGACACATGCAAGGAAATATTGGCGGCGAACGACCTTTCCGGCGTGCATAACATCGTATTGATTCACCTTTCCGATGCAAATGCGAATGCCGTTCAATTCCAAGAGGAAATCAAACGGCAAACCCTCAAAACCGTGAACGTGGCATCGCCCGGCATGATTATCAATTTCAACAAATCACCATTTTAACAACAAAGAAAATGAAAAAGTATATTATCAAAAACGCGGATGGAAGCGAGCAAAGCGAAATGCAAGCCATCCACGAATCGCGCAAAGAAGCCGGGGAAACCTTGATGGACTACATTTGCGACCACAACGAAGATTTGGACATTGACGATGACGATTATTTGTCGCCGTTTGATTTCGTCCTTGAAGAAGTTGAATGCAAGGAAGTGAACGAAGTAATCACGGACTTTGAGAGCGCAAGAAAAGCCCTTGGCGGCAAGCCGAATGCGGACTTTACCGTTTCAAAGAAAATTCTTTCGGGAAACGTTGTCCATCTTAATGATGTTGCAAGACTTGTAACCGACATCAACCCCAAGCACATTAAAGCGTTGATTGCCTTGAACGAGTTGTTCACCATCGCACAGGCATGGAACAAGGAAGATGGATTTGTACCCGATTTCTCGGATTGGCAACAAAATAAGTGGTTTCCTTGGTTCAAATATGACAAGGATGCTGCGGGGTTCGTGTCTGCGGCTACGACTTACGCGCCCACGTCTGCGGCTGCGGCTGTCGGTTCTCGGCTTTGCTTCAAATCGTCCGCGCGCGCCGCGCAATTCGGCAAGCAATTCGCCCACCTTTACAACAAGGTATTCTTACTTAATCAATAAGTGTATCACTAAAAACAAATGATATATGAACAAGACAATTGGAAAAGACATTGACAATCCCATTCAGCGTGAACAATTTATCAAGGACAACGCCGACAAGGTAGAAAACAAGGGATATATGAAACCATATACCCCGGAAGAGTTACAAGGACACAAGGAAAAACTTGCCAATGTTTCAATCGAAATCGCGGAAATCGAAGCCGAAATGAAACAAGTGCAAGCCGAATACAAAGGCAGATTGAAGCCCTTGAAAGAAGCCCGTGCAAACATGGTTTCCAACATCAAGGCAAAGGCGGAATACGTTACCGAACCATGTTATCGTTTCACCGACCGCGAAGAAAAACAAACGTGTTATTACAACGCCAACGGCGATTTGGTGGAATTGCGCCCGGCAACCGCCGAAGAATTACAACCGACCCTTTTCATGACCCCGAATTTTATCAATAACCCCGCCAAGGATGGCACAAATGATTAAAGCATTATGAACAACGAAAAAATGATTTTCAACATTGCACCCGGAATGAATGAAGTTATCATCCGCGAGGGTGCAGCACCCAAGGCACTTGACCCCAAAGCCCCGGTGAAAATGGATGTGAACGGCACAATCAACGCGCCGTTGGAATACCTTTCAAAGCGCATTGACACCATCAATCAAAAACAATGCCACATCATCGTGAACCGCGAGAAGATAACCATCCAACTTGTGGTGAATGAATCGGACGAATACACCCGTGGCACAATCGCCGGAACGTTGCAGTATCACCCCAAATTTGAAGAATTTGGCATCAATACGGGCAAGGTGTGGTCGCCGTTAGATTTCGGAATGTTTTGCAAGATGAACCGCGCGTTCTTTGCTGACATAAACGCAAACATGGCACTTGTTTCGGCGTGCAAGAATTTCACCGCCAAGGTGAACAACCAAATCGAACGTGCCGCACAGGAAAACGGCAACCGCACGGACAATTTCGCGCAAGTGGTCAATTCTAACTTGCCGGAAAAATTCACCCTTTCAATACCAATTTTCAAGGGCGGCAAAAAGGAAGATTTGGAAGTGGAAACCTTTGCCAAGATTGACGGGCGCAATGTGGCATTCGTGTTATTGTCGCCGGGCGCGGAAGAAACGCTTGAAGATTTGCGCGACAAGGCAATTGATGAACAGTTGAACGCAATCAAGGCAATTGCCCCGGATATTGCAATATTTGAAGTTTAACCCCAAAGCCCGCCATCTTGCACGCGCCGGGTGGTGGGCATAACATCGCAACAATGGAAGATTTGAAAACAAGATTAGATGCCCTTGTACAACAATACAACGTGCCGCAATTTGTGGGCAATGACCCGGTGAAGTTTCCCCGGATGTTTACCGACATCCACGACATCGAAATTGCCGCGTTCCTTGCATCCACAATAGCATGGGGCAACCGGAAGCAGATATTGCAAGGATGCCACAAGATGTTATTCGGCATCATGCACGGCAAACCATTTGAATATGTGATGAACGGCGAATGCGAATGCCTCAATCCGGACATAAACATCCACCGCACGTTCTTTGGTCGTGATTTGCAATATATGTGCCGTGGGTTGAAATGGGTGTACACCATGCACGAATCATTGGAAAGCGTGTTTTCGTGCGAAATTGACCCGTGGAACGGCATTTCGTTTTTCAATGCGCTTATGGCGGACGGGAACGATGGCAAAATCAACAAGCATTTGTCCGACCCCGGACGCAAGACCAAAAGCCACAAGGGCGCATCGGCGTGCAAACGTATGCACTTGATGTTGCGTTGGCTTGTTCGCAAGGATGGCAATGTTGATTTGGGCGTGTGGCGAAGAATCCCCGAAAATCGGCTTATGATACCCTTGGATGTCCATGTTGGGCGTGTCGCCCGTGAATTGGGCTTGTTAGAGCGCAAACAGGATGACCGTATGGCGGTTGAATTGCTGACCGATAAATTACGCGAATATGACATCAACGACCCAATCCGTTACGATTTCGCATTGTTCGGGTATGGTGAACAACAAAAACATCAACGAGCATGAAAGAAACATTCTATTTCGCACACGATTACAACGCGCGCAACGACCCAAAGTTGCAAAACGTATTGTTCGACCTTGGCGTTGAGGGAATCGGCGTGTTTTGGTGCATCATTGAACAATTGTATGAACAGGGCGGCAAGTTGCCCTTGCATTACTGCAAAAGCATTGCATTTGCATTGCACGTGGATTTCAAATGCGTTGAACGTCTTGTGAATGATTACGGATTGTTCAAAAATGACGGTGAAAATATGTGGTCGGAATCGGTTTTGAACCGATTGAACCGCCGAACCGAAGTTTCCGAAAAACGCAAGTTGGCGGCATTGGCAAGATGGCGGCAAGGCATTGAAAATCAAAGCCAAACGCAAGCCCCGGCAAGTTATAGGCAAGTTAAAGACAATGCAAGTGATATGCAAATGCAATGCAAAACCGATGCAAATGCAGAACATAAAGGAAAGGAAATAAAAGAAAAGGAAATAATAAAAGAAAGAGAGAAAGAAAAAACCGCACGGCGGTTTATCCCGCCCACGGTTGAAGAAGTCAAAGCGCGTATTGATGAAATGGGTTACACGTTCGATGCCGAAGCGTTCATTGCATTCTATCAATCAAACGGGTGGATGGTCGGAAAGTCCAAAATGAAAGATTGGCGGGCGGCAATGGTAACATGGCAGAAACGCGAACCACGATTCCCGCGCGGCGGCAAGTCAAGTTCAACATCTAAAAAGGCAAACGAAGAATGGTAAACGAAGAAAAGAAACCCCAAATGCCAACGGTGGAAGCGGTTTTGAATGCAATCCGGCAACGCGGAATGTTTTCGGGATTCCAACGTTACGAATACACCAAGCCGGGATGGTACGACATCAACAATGCCTTGAAGATTGTTGAAGCCATCGGCAAATCACGAAACCCGGCATTCGTGATTGATGATGAAAACCGTTTCACATACGAAAATTTCATCAAGTGGGCGCACGGCGACCGTACATTTCAAGCCCTTGACCCGGTAACACGAAAGGCAATTCCCGGACGCATGAACCGCGGCATCTACATTGCCGGGAACACAGGAACGGGCAAAACGTGGTGCATGGAAATCATGCAAGCATACATCCAAGCAATCGGATTCCGGATTTTATGGCAAGATGACACCGAACCCCGCCCGTTGTGGTGGCGTACAATCCGCGCCGATGGGTTGTGTGATGTGTGGACGGAAACCGGGAATGTGTCGGCATACAAGACCGCGCCAATGCTTTGCATCCAAGACCTTGGCAACGAACCACAAGAAGCATTGTATATGGGCAACCGCCTTGATGTGGCACGTTACATCATCGAATATCGCGGCGATTCCCATGCCGAACTCACATTCATCACATCCAACTTGCGAATGGGCGGCGACATACTGAAAGAACGATATGGCGACCGCGTGGCAAGCAGATTGACCGAAATGTGCAACTATTTTGAGATAAAAGGCAAAGACCGCCGGAAACTCTGATTGGTATTTAATTAACTAACAAATGAAGATATTATGAATGAAATCATCCAATCAAGCGTGTACACCACGCAAAAGGGAACGCCCGTAACCGATTCGGTCAAAGTGGCACGGGTATTCGACAAGTTACACAAGAATGTTATGAAGTCAATCCGTAACATCTTGGGGTCGGCTAAAAATTTAGCCCACCAAAATTGGTTTGCTGAAACCACATACATGGATGCCCAAGGCAAGCGGCAACCCATGTTCTTGATGAACCGTGATGGCTTTTCGTTGCTTACCATGTCATTGACCGGGGAAAAGGCAATGGCGTTCAAGGTGGCATTCATCGAACAGTTCAACCGCATGGAAGCATCCATCCAGGAACTTGCCCCGGCGGCAACCCCGGCAATCCCGCAAACATTCGCACAAGCGTTGCGCCTTGCAGCGGAACAGGCGGAAACAATCGAAGCGCAACAAAAGCAACTTGAAGAACAAGCACCAAAGGTTGCATTTGCAACCGCCATCATCAATTCACCATCATCATGTGGTATTGATGAACTTGCCAAGTTGTTGAAGCAAAACGGCGTGGATATGGGCGAAATCCGGCTTTTCCAATGGTTGCGCGATAATGATTACTTGTGCAGCGTTGGCACGGCACGAAACCAACCCACGCAAAAAGCCCTTGACATGGGGTTGTTTGAACTGAAACCGCAAACATGGACGAATCCCCGGACGGAAGAAGTGATGACAACCACACGCACAATGGTAACGGGGAAAGGCAAGCAATATTTCATTAACAAATTCATATACAAACGGGAAAGGGAAAGCCAATGAGAATTTACGTTTCCGGCAAGATTTCGGGCTTGCCTTATGAGGAAGTAAAAACCCGATTCGATGATTGCCAAGCATTGCTTGAATCAATCGGTTTTGAAGTCGTGAACCCCATAACAATGGGGTTACATCAAGAATCGACATGGGAACAACACATGGTCAAGGACATTGAATTGCTTTTGTTGTGCGATTCCATCTATATGATGGACAATTGGACGCAAAGCACCGGGGCGGGCATCGAATATGACATCGCCTTTCGCTTGGGCAAGGATATATGGTTTGAATCGGCATTCGCACGCGACAACCGCAATGTGATGCGCATTCAAAACGCCATCCATGAAGTGATGGGCATGAAGTTTTCGGATTACATCGGCAAATCGCGCAAGCGTGATGGGTTTTATGCCCGGATGATATTCGTGCATCATTGCCGTGCAATGAAGATGAAACTTACCAAGATTGCGCAATATGTCCACCGCGACCATTCATCCATGTTGCATATCTTGAAAAAGTACGGCGATGATATGCGGTTCAATCCACAATTCCGAGAGTTAGCAACAAAAGTAAATGATATATTAAATAAAAATCATGAAAAAGGCTGAATTGTTCAATGATCATTTCCAAAACTTTAAGGTTTATGGCATACCAAAGGCACAATTGATAATTGCCGACCCGCCTTATAATTTGGGCGTAAACGCATACGCATCAAATCCATCATGGTATATTGATGGGGACAATCGAAATGGAGAGTCGGAAAAGGCGGGACGGGAATTTTTCGACACTGACAAGGATTTTCGCCCGGCTGAATTTATGCACTTTTGTTCTCAAATGCTTGTAAAAGAACCAAAGGAAGCCGGGAAAGCACCTTGCATGATTGTATTTTGCGAGTTTGAGCAACAATTCAAATACATCGAACTTGGCAAGCAATATGGGTTCAACCATTACATCAACCTTGTGTTCCGAAAGAATTTTTCCGCACAGGTATTGAAAGCCAATATGCGAATCGTTGGAAATTGCGAATATGGCGTGTTACTATATCGCGACAAGTTGCCAAAGTTCAACAATGATGCCGTTGGCGGTGGAATGGTGTTCAATTGCATGGATTGGGTGCGCGATACCAAGACACCAAAGATTCATCCAACCCAAAAACCCGTGCCGTTACTTGAATATCTGATAAGAATTTTCACAGACCCCGGCGATGTTGTCATTGACCCTTGCGCCGGAAGTGGCACAACGCTTTTTGCCGCAATGAAACTTGGGCGGCGTGCGTTTGGCTTTGAGATAAAGAAAGAATTTTTCAAGGCGGCAAATGAAAAGGTGTTGTCGCAACCAATAGAACTAAATTTGTTTTAACATTAAAATTTTCGCAACAATGAAAGATTTAATTTTCGATGTCATGTTGAACGGGCGATTTGTATGCACGTTGAAATATCGCTTTTGCCCATTGTTCCCGATAACGGAAGAAGAATTGGCAAAGTTCGTTGATGAAAAACGCCCATCATTAAAGGGCAAGAATTATAAAATCGCTATTTGATATGAACACTACAAATGAAAGGATATTCGCCAAAGACACCGACATGATGTTTTGGCAACAGAATAATTGCACGCAATGCGCCAAGGCGGTGTGGTATAATGCCCGCCTTGGGCGTTGCCCCAAGCACAATTGCGCATTGCAACGCGATATGGAAGCACAAGCGGGCGGCGAAATGGAAATCAACGAAAGGTCGTTCCGGGTGTTGCATGGCGTGAAGCGATGCCCATTATTCAAGCCCAAGGACACAACGCCGGATGATTCCCTGGTGTATGATGCCCACGATTTCGCCAAGGGGAAACAAATTGTGATTCCGGAAGAAGCCCCGAAACCAAAGGAAGAACCGAAACCACAACCCGTTCCCAAAACCTATTCGCCCACCCCGGAGGAAATCAAGGCGGCGGAAGAACGTATGTTGAAAACCATTTGGGATAAAAGCATCGCACCGAACATCGGCGAAGCGATACGAACCCCGGCAATGTGGAATAATCGCCCGTTGCCGATGACTGAACGTCAATTCAAGAAGTTGGTTTCCGACAATACCGAACGGATGTTGGAAACGTTCACATGGGAAGAAAACATGATGATTGCATTCGTGCCGTTGATTATTTCCAAGGTGGCATGGGTGTATGCCGAAAAGGTGTTGGCATATTGCGCCGAACATCGCATTTCGGAATACAAGAAACTTGGTCGTGTGGTTAAGATGTTGCGCCAAGAATACATTGACATCCTTTGCAAAGACCTTGACCGCCGCCATGTGCGACATATCGAAACACAAACGGAACAGTTCATGGACGAAATCAACCACCATTTGACCATCCTTTGGTTACAGGCGAACACATACATCAAGAACGCCGCCGGATATGATATGACACACGACACAATGCGCACGGATGCGATGGTTGCCATCTTGATGGTGCGTTACCTCAAAGCCCATGACAACAAGATGAATGCTATCATCGAAGCGAAAATGGGGCATTCGGAAAGCATCACCAATCCCCAAATGGTTGATTTGGAAGGGTTGATGAAAGCGTATTTGCCCAAAGGGTTTGTGGTTGGCACGAATTACCAACTTGACCTTTGCGCCAAGATATTTGAAAATTCGCTTGCAAAAATCGAATTTGACATCACCGATTGACCGGGTATTTATTCACATATAACGACAACAAGAAATGAATTACAACAAGTTAGCAGAAGAAGCCCACGAAAATGCCGTGAAGCACGGATTTTGGGAAACCAAGGTGAGCAACGAGCATTTTTTGATGCTTGTTATCACCGAAATTGCCGAAATGGTGGAAGCCCACCGGGTAAGCCGCAATGCGAACATCGCGGCATATAACGAAATGCCGAACAAACAAATCGGATTTGAACGTTTCATCAAGAACACGTTGGAAGATGAAATGGCGGACATCGTGATTCGCCTTGCCGACCTTGCCGGGGCGTTGGGTGTCAATTTCGACAAGATGTTGCCTTGCCGATATTACCGGGCATATTCCAAGTTTTCAATCACCGAAAACGCATTTGCCTTGTCCAAGGGCTTGTGCCGGGATGGCATCGGAATTGAAAAGCGCATCCAATTCGGTTTGGATTTCGTTACCAAATGGGCGCAAGAACTGAATATTGAATTGGCGTTTTTCGTTGCGCAAAAGATGCGATACAACGTGATGCGCCCATACAGGAACGGCAAACAATATTGATGCCATGCGTTTCATTGTGGTAACCGAAAACCCCTTGACCGGGGAACGAACAACGGTTGAAACTAAGGATTATGAAGCCTTGCGAATTGACCGCGCCGAAATCGTTGCAATCGTGGATAAGACCGCGCAACAAGTAACGTATGATGGCGAAACGTGGAATGATTTTGAAAAAGTTTATTTTTAACCCTTAAAAATTAAATTGTTATGTTACAAATTGAAGTAATCGGAAACATCGGCAATGATGCCGAAATCAAGGATTTCAGCGGCAAAAAGTATGTCGCTTTCAATGTTGCCCATTCGGAACGCCGCAAGGATGCCAATGGAACAACGGTTGAATCAACAACGTGGGTGTCCGTGCTTTGGTACGGCGATGGCGGCGGTTTAACGCCACACCTCAAACGCGGCGCGAAAGTGTTTGTCCGCGGTCGCATGGCGTTGAAACAATACCAAGACAAGAACGGGCATTGGCAAACCGCCGTGAACTGCAATGCAAGTGAAATCCAACTTTGCGACATCAAGGGCAACGGAAATGGCAATGCAGCAGCCGCGCCCGCCGCGCAACCCGAAAACGCCGATGGTATGCCGTTCTAATGAAACACGACAACATCATTGCCATTGACCCGGACAAGGAAAAGTCCGGGGTGGCGTTTTTGAAACGAAGCACACGGCAATTGGAATTGACCAACCTTGCGTTTCCGTTGTTGCTTGATTACTTGCAGCACGCCAAGAAAAAGGGCGAGGAAACACACGAATCGTTGATTGTCGTTGTTGAAGCCGGATGGATGAACGCCAAATCATGCTTTCACGCCGCCCAAGGCAAACAGGCGGAAAAGATTGCAAAGGATGTCGGCGCGAACCACGAAACCGGGCGCAAAATCATTGAAATGTGCGAGCATTACGGCATCGAAGTAACGCCGCACGCGCCTTTGGTGAAGTGTTGGAAAGGCAAAGACCGAAAGATTACACACGATGAATTGGCATCGTTCACGGGCATCATGGGGCGCACGAACCAAGATGCAAGAGATGCCGGATTGTTGGCGTGGACATTTGCCGGATTGCCCATCCGCATAAAACCATAGGTGGATAACTTTTGGATAACTTATCGGGCAAAAGGGGTGTATTATAGTGATACACCCCTTAACTTTGCATTGCAATTGCATAATTAAATAAGAAAAACGTATGAAACCAATTGATTTTGAGCAATCCACAAAGGTATTGCAGAAGCCCGGCACGTTGTCGGATTCACAATGCGGTGCGTTGCCCGTTTGGTGTGATGGCAAACAATGTGTTTCGTGTTGGAAACCATCAATCAAGGAACGCATCAACATATTGTTCGGCGGAAATGTGTGGTTGGGTGTTATGTCCGGCAAGACACAACCACCCGTGTTTGTCGCCGGGGAAAGAGTTTTTGAAAAAACGCCGTTTTTTGCCCGTTTTAGGGCGTTTTGGGTTGAAGTGGGTGAAGTTATCGCGGAAGCGTGGAAAAGCGTTGCAGAAGCCGCCAAAATGCCCGACAAGCGCAAACATTTGTATGTCGGCATTGTGATTGGCTTGGTGTTCGGGTGTCTTTTCGGCGTTTCAATAGGTTTTGCCGCCGGATGTCTTGCCGGGGCAATCAAGGAATGGTGGGATTCCAAAGGACACGGCACGGTTGAAATCATGGATTTCATTTTCACCGCCATTGGGGCGTTGTGTGGCGCGTGCCTTTCCATCCCGGCAATCATGTTGTATCACTTAATCATCGGAATATGGCAAAGGTAATTGAAACAAATATTGAATCCCTTGTTCCCGACAACAAGAATTTCAACAAGGGAACACAATTCGGCGACCATCTTATGGATGAATCGTTGCGCCGTTTTGGCTTGGGGCGTTCCATCCTAATTGACAAGAACAACCGCATCATTGCCGGAAACAAGACCGCCGAAAAAGCCGCCGACATTGGCTTTACCGATGTTGTGGTGGTTGAAGTGGACGGAAACCAACTTGTCGCCGTAAAGCGCAAGGATATTGACCTTGATTCCGCCAAGGGTCGTGAACTTGCCCTTGCCGACAACGCAACAGGCAAAGCGAATCTTGCATGGGATGAAGAATTGATTTCGGCAATGGCGGAAAAGTGGGATTTTGAACCGGGCGATTGGGGCGTGGAAATCCCGGATGGTGAAGAAGAAGCGCAACCACAAGGAAAAGAAGAAACGGAAGCGGGCGCAATTGAAGTGCGTTGCAAGCCGGGCGATATTTGGCAACTTGGAAGCCATCGTTTGATGTGTGGTGATTCGATAGACCTTGAACAGGTAAAACAGTTATTGGGGGGGGAAAAATGTTGATATTATTCACCGACCCACCATATAATGTTGCATTCAATGGCAGAAGCGGCAAATTCGATGTGATAGAGAATGACAACCTATCGAATGCCGATTTTACCACATTCATAAAACGTGTAATTAGCGTAATAAAGGCGTTGAACCTCAAAACCTATTACATTTGGTGTAATTGGAAATTTTATGGTTTGTTACAACAAAACTTGGAGTTCAAAAATTGCATTGTGTGGGCAAAGAATGTTTTCGGTATGGGTAAGGGTTATCGGCATCAACACGAATTTTGTTTATTCAACGGTATGATTGACCCGGATATAACAAACGAAAGCGATTTGTGGGAGATTGCGAAAGATACGAATTATATTCACCCAACGCAAAAGCCGACAGCATTATGCACAAGGGCGTTGAACAATCATCGAAAGGTCAAAAATGTGCTTGATTTGTTCGGTGGGAGTGGTTCGACATTGATGGCGTGCGAAATGCACCATTGCAATTGCTTTACAATGGAGATAGACCCAAAGTATTGCGATGCAATAATTTCACGTTGGGAGAATCACACGGGCGAGAAAGCACAATTGTTAAATAGAAACTGACATGGAAGAAAATGGAACACAAAAAAAGCAGCGGTTAAGCACCAAGGTGCGAAAGCAAATGTACCTTGAAGCCCTTGAAAAAACAATGGGCATACAAACCCCGGCGCGAAAGATGGTTGGCAACCTTTCGCCGGAAACGGTGCGCCAATGGCGCGAAAAGGATAAGGATTTTGCCGCAAAAATGGACGAATGCAAAACCATGTGCGGCGATTTTGTGGAAAGTAAGTTGTTGCAGAAAATCAAGGATGGCGACACATCCGCCATCATCTTTTACTGCAAAACGCAATTGAAAGAACGTGGTTACACCGAGCGCAAGGAAATCACCGGGGCGGATGGCAAAGACCTATTCGCCACCAAGACCGATGAAGAACTTGCCGCCGAAATAGAAGAATTGCAACGAAAATTGGAGTGATGGCAAACAGGGCGGAACAAATAAGGCTTATCAAGGCAATGCAAGAACGGCTTAATCGTGAAAGTCGTTCCGATTTGTTGCGCTTTACCCTTGCCACCATGCCGACATTCCGCCCGGCTGATTTTCACCGCCGTTATTACCAATGCTTGACCAAGTTTGCCACGGGCGAAATAAAGAAACTGATGGTGTTCATGCCGCCGCAACACGGCAAATCCGAGGGCTCAACCCGCCGTTTGCCCGCGTTCCTTTTGGGACAAGACCCGGAAAAGCGATTGGCGATTGTTTCATACAATGCGCCCAAGGCACGCAAGTTCAACCGCGAAATCCAACGTATCATTGACACACCCGAATATCATGCCATTTTCCCCGGAACGTGCTTGAACGCATCCAATGTAACAACCATCGCGGGTTCATGGTTGCGCAATGCCGATGAATGCGAAATCGTTGGGCATCGCGGCGGATTCAAGACCGTTGGTGTGGGCGGTGCATTGACGGGTGAACCCGTGGACATCCTTATCATGGATGATATTTACAAGGATGCGAAAACGGCATGGTCGCCCATCGTGCGTGAAAGCGTTTCGGATTGGTACGATACAGTTGCCGAAACACGTTTGCACAACGATTCGCAACAATTGATTGTGTTTACCCGTTGGCACGAAGATGATTTGGCGGGTTCATTGTTGCGCCAACAAGGCGTTTATGATGCCGAAAGCAACCCAAACGGATGGGTTGTTGTGGTGTATCAAGCCATCAAAGAGGGTGCGCCGACCAAGTACGACCCACGCCAAGAGGGTGAACCATTGTGGGCGGAACGGCATAACCTTGAAAAGTTGCAAGCCATCCGAAGCAGAAATCCACAAGTGTTTGAATCGCTTTACCAACAAGACCCGCAACCCCGTGCGGGCTTGATGTATGAAGCCGGATTCGTAGAATACCTTATCCGCCCGGCAACGGCATACGTCAAACGCCGTTGTTATGTGGACACCGCCGACACGGGCGCGGACTACCTTTGCGGCATTGTGTACGATGAAACGGATGTGGGCAATTACATCGTTGATGTGCTTTACACCACGCGCCCGGTGGAGTACACGCAAACCGCCCTTGCCAAAATGCTTTGCAAACATGGTGTGGCGGATTGCATCGTGGAAGCGAACAACGGCGGACGCATATTCAAGAACAACGTGGAACGGGAATGCCGATTGATGGGCAACGGAAAAACCAAGTTCACGGCGTTCCACCAAACCGAAAACAAGGAAACGCGCATTTATGCCAATTCGGCGATGGTGCAAAACCTTACATTCATGCCCCAAGGGTGGAAGCATCTTTTCCCGGAGTTCGCCAAGGCGATATGTGGTTATCTGAAAGCCGGGCAGAATGAACATGATGATGCCCCCGATGCCTTGACAGGGACAATCGAAAAGCGCAAAGGCGGCAAGCGCACGAATGTTGCCGCATTATTTGGTGTATCTTAAATTTTTGAGTTTATGACAATAGAAGAAATTTTCAAGCAAGCAACGGCAAATGATGTGATTTCCGAATTGAAGTCATGCCGTTTCATCCCACAACCCGATGTGGAGAGTGCGGAAAAGGCGTTGAACCCCGTTAACCATGACATCAATAATGTTATCTTGCGCCCTGATAAGCGTGTGAAAGTCAATGATGACAATAACGCGGATTCAGCCCAAAAGGTGATTTCCACCGATGGGGAAAGCACAAATTATAAAACGGTCAAGGTCGCACGTGTCGCCCTTGCACTGCAAAGGCTTATCATCAAACGTGCCGTGTCATTTTGCTTTGGTAATGAACCATTGTACAACGCAACGCCCATGAATGACAACGAAACCATGATTGCGGATGCCTTGAAACGCATTTTGCATGATGTCAAGTCAAAGTCATTGAACCGCAAGATTGGGCGTTCCATCTTTGGTTACAAGGAATGTGCGGAGTATTGGTTTGTTGTCGAAAAGCCAAATGCCAAGTATGGCTTTGAAAGCAAGTATAAGATGCGTTGTGCCTTGTTTTCGCCCGCTTTTGGCGATACGCTTTATCCATACTTTGATGAAACCGGGGACATGGTGGCATTTTCTCGTTCCTTTTCCCGTACCATCAATGATGTTGCGGTTGATTACTTTGAAACATTCACGGACAAGGAACATTGGCTTTGGGTGAATGGGGCAAATGGATATGAAGCCGCCCCCGGTTATCCCAAACCCGTTGCCATTGGCAAAATACCCGTCATTTATGGGCATCAACCCATGTTTGAAACGGAAGATGTGGACAAGCTGATTGACAGATTGGAAACCTTGCTTTCCAACTTTGCCGACACCAACGATTACCATGCAAGCCCCAAGATTTTCACAACCGGGCAAATCTACGGTTGGGCGCAGAAAGGCGAAAGCGGTGCAGTTATCGAGGGCGAAGATGGGGCAACCATGCAATACGTTTCATGGCAGCAAGCCCCCGAAGCGGTCAAGTTGGAGATTGAAACCTTGCTTAAACTGATTTACACCATTACCCAAACCCCCGACATTTCATTTGATGCAGTTAAGGGATTGGGGGCAATATCGGGTGTTGCCTTGAAGTTGCTTTTCATGGATGCACATCTTAAAGTCCAAGATAAGTGTGAAATCTTTGATGATTACTTGCAACGCCGTGTGAACGTGCTTTTGGCATACATTGGCATGATGAACGATGCTTTGTCCAAGGATTGTGAAACCATCATCATTGAACCCGAAATCGTGCCTTACATGATTACATCCGATATTGATGATTTGAACTATTGGATGACAGCAAACGGCAACAAGCCCGTTGTTTCACAAGAAGAATCAATTGTGGGTGTTGGCATTTCCAAGAACCCCGAATTGACAATGAAGAAGTTGGATGAGCAATCACAACGTGATAATTCATTCATCATTGGTGAACCTCAATTGGAGGGTGATGCGTAATGGCAAGGATTAAAAGAACCCCGGCAGCGGAGCAACAGGCACAAAAGCCCAAGTTCCATTGCCGGGATTGTGCCAATTCATACGATTGGCATTCAAAGGCACTTGATGGGCATTTGATTTTGTGCCGTTGCAAGTATGATGCAAAGTCAGAATATGGCAAGTGGTGCAAGTTCCTGAATGATGCCCAATGTGAGAATTTTAAGATGAGAAAGTAAGATGGCAAAGCGGCAAAAGACAACAAGATTTTCAATCCAATCATACGATTTGGCACATTACCGCACAACCGAAGCGTATGCCCAAGCCGTGCAAGCCTTGTATGACAAGGCAACAACGGCAGTGTCAATGGCGGCAGCACGTGGAAAGATAGACCCCGACAAGCCCTTTTCGTTTGATATGTACCCATCCGTGCAAAAGGAAATGCAGAGGATAACGGAACAACTTGCATCCAATATGCAAACCGTCATTGAAACAGGTTCACGCAAGCAATGGTTGTTTGCGTGCCAAAAGAATGATGGCTTTTTGGCATCCATCATGGACACATCCAAGTTGTCCAAGGGGCAGTTGAAGAAAATGCAAGACCAAAACTTGGATGCCTTGGCAGCGTTCCAAGGGCGAAAGGTGGATGGCATGGATTTATCACAAAGGATTTGGAAATACGTTGGGCAATACCGTGAGCAATTGGAATCCGCCCTTGATGTAGGTTTGGGAGAGGGGCGAAGCGCGGATGAACTTTCAAGGGATGTGCGGCAAAACTTGCTTGACCCCAACCGCCTTTTCCGCCGTGTCCGTGATAAACGTGGAAACCTTGTGTTGTCAAAGGCTGCAAGGGCTTTCCATCCGGGGCGTGGCGTTTATCGTTCATCGTACAAGAACGCGATGCGCCTTACCCGGTCGGAAATCAATATGGCTTATCGGGAAAGCGATTGGCAGCGGTGGCAATCGTTGGATTTTGTCGTTGGTTTTGAAATCCACCGAAGCAACCATGAACCGTTGTGCAAGTGCGACACATGCGCAAAGTTGGTTGGACGTTACCCCAAGACATTCAAGTTCAAGGGGTGGCATCCGCAATGTATGTGTTACGCCACGCCCGTTTTGATGGATGAAGATACATTCGATGAAAACGAACTTGGCGACCTCAAAGCGGCGTTGCGTGGAACAACCTACAAACACCAACAGGCAAAGAACGCCGTTTCCGATGTGCCGGATGGGTTCAAAGCGTGGGTGAAAGACCATGTGGAAGCACAAAAGGGATGGGCATCCACCCCGTATTTCATCAAGGATAATTTCGTGGATGGGCAATTGTCCAAGGGGTTGAATATTGCATTACCGACCGTTAAGAAAGCAATAATTGAATTATTCAAAGGTAGTACACCGCAAGAAATTAAAGATTTCATAATACAAAATATCGCGAAATCTTGCACACTTGAAATCAAATCAAGTGATATTGATTTGTGGAATGATATTGTGAATCAATTAAACAACCGTATTAAGCAATTCGGGTTGGAAAAATTCGGCAATATAGGTACGCCAAGAAGTCGTAATGCAGAAGCATCATGGGATGAACATGGGAATATACTTAACTTGAACATTACGGCTTTGCGTAACAAGACGGCAATAAAAAAGGCAATGTCGTACAAGAAAAGGGGTATTTTATACTCTTTTGCTTATGAAGATTCAGATGATTATGTTCGTGCAGTCATTGACCATGAACTTGGACATTTGATATTAAGCAAGTATGCAAATATTTCCGAAGTTGCAAAACTGATGGGTGATGTTGGAAAATCTATCATGGTAAATGGAAAATCTTTCAATCCTATAAATGACATATTGGGTTATTATGCTTCAACAGAAGAACACGAATTTTTTGCAGAAGCATTTTCTTTTTACATGGGAAAGAACCGTGAAAAACTTGATGATAGAATCAAGGGATATTTTGAACGGTTATTCTCAAAGCATGGGTTTAAGATTGCAATGCCGACAACCACGCCCGCCGGAAAGGTTGATTTCCATGTGCCGTTTGATAAATTGTCAGTTGGCGAACAATTGAAGTTTCAAAGCGAAATGGCAAACCGCCATGATGATGATGGGGAATTGTTGCAGGCTTGTGGTTTGTATGGCATTGATGTTGCGTGGTACAACACCATGTGTAAAGATGTTTACAGAAAAAAGGAATATTGGCGCGTTGCGGAACTGAATGCCGCCCGTGATAGGTTGAAAGCACAAGTAATGGCAAAGATTGCAGAAGCCAAGGCAAAGGCATTACAGGCAATCAAGGATTTTGAAACCGCCATCAAGGATGCCGGGGAATGGGTTGGCGATTGCACATCAACGCTTGATTATACGCGTAATTTCATGCAAAAGGAAGCGTCCGAACCATACCCGAATTATAAAACCGTGCTTAATTCCTCCAATGGTGGTTCTTTGGACGCATCGCGGATTCGTGCGGCAATTGATAAGGCAAAAGCCGATTACGCACAAACCATCACCGATGCCAATGCGTGTGTTACGAAGTGTGGAATCACGGTGGATGTTGCCAAACTGAAAGCATTGATTGCAGAGAAGCGAACAACGGCACGCAATGCGCTTGTCATTATCAAGGATATTCGCAATGAAATTGCAAAGGTCGAAAAGGAATGGAACAAGAAGCACAATGGCGTTGTTAAACAGTTATACACCACGAATGAAGAATTAAATGAAACGTTCAAGGAAATCAATGCCGATTTCACAACTGACAAATGGTTTGAACACGGCGATTTGGTAATTACGCCAACAACGAAAAGCGGTGTCAATGGCTTTACGTACATGGATGGTCGAATAAGTCTAAAACCCGAAAGGCTTGCGGGCGTAAAATCCGCAATGGGCAAGATTGGACAAGGCAAATCCGAAGATATAACATTTGAAGAAGCGGATGCGATGGCAACTTTTTGGCACGAAATCACCCACAACCGCAATAAGCCCGGCAATAT